TCTTGTATTTGTTTGAGTGCATAAGCACCTCTTGGGTGGTGTGAAGTATACCCTCTCTTTTCAAACTCGACATTAGAATTAATTCTAAATACAATTCCATCATCTGGGTACTCAGACCAATTACTATCCATAACTGTATCAAAGTAAAATTGTTTCAGTAATTGTATGTCGCAAGACCATTCGGGTTTTTGAGAGGGGGTAAGTCCATATGCGATGAAGCGTAAGTCTCTTTCCATAAATTCATCAATGTCTTTTAGGTTAAGAGCGCCAGCTGCATAATTTCTAGCATTTTTAATTGTTCTTGGTGCTACTACTTCGCCTGTGACTTGAAAGTATTCAATCTTTGTAGCTATGCTACGAGGGACTAATGTTTCCATTTGTCTTGTTATATCCAGTCCCTTCTTGCCATCTCCTCTTGTCAAGGCTCGATGTAGTTTTCCACCCACATAGAGTAAAGATACTGCAGCGCCGTCCAATTTAGGACTGACAATCACAGTATCTTTATAACTATTGAAAGGGTCTTTAGTACTTACTTCATTACTAAAAACCTTTTGTAAAGAAAACATCTGAAAAGCATGAGGATAGCGATTATCTTTACTAGATGCGCCAACATCTTCATAATTTACTAACTCAGCTAGTCTATCAAATTCTGTATCAGACATGATAGGACTGCCGTTATAGTATGCAATCGCTGCCTTTCTTAAACTTGCTTTTATATTTTCCATTTATATATTATATCAAAAATAACTTGCAATGTCAAGAAATATTTTTAGTTAAGGTAAATTTGGTCAAGAATATCTTTGAAGTGAGTTTCTAAGATACTCTTGCTTTCTGCTAGAGAAATGATTTCTACCAAACCTTCAAATAATCCTTTCGAGTTATTGAAGTCTAACTTCATTGCAAGTCCGTCTTTGGAGGGTTTGAAGTCTCCATCGAAATCTAAATAGTACTTCCTAAGATGTAGATATTCTATATCTCTGAAGGTATTTATTGTGAGTCTTATTTGCTCTGTGCCATCTTCTGTTTCTGAAATGATTTTTTCATACATCTCAGGTGCGTCATGTAAGTTCATCGTTTGTTCCTCAATATTGCACTGAGGGGAACAATGCTCGTTACATTCTTAGGCATTAGTAAGCGATAAGAATCTGTATCCCAGCAAAAAAGCAGGACTGTGTCATTACTTTCTTTAGCCCTGTTTTTCTTGCTTTGGATATATTTGTTATCGAAATCTAAGGTACAAACATTGTACTTTAGTTTTCGAGAGTTGGTACTTCTGTATGTTATGATTGCGTCGCCACAGTCATTTACAGTTCGTATGAACTCATCTTTTTTCATTTAATACTCCAATTACTATTAAGAAAACTCTTTCTCTTTAGTAATTGGGTAGTATTTAATTAGTCATTGATTGCGTTGATAATCCCTGTGAAGTATACTGAAGCTTTACCAGTAAGTTTACTGATAATGTCATTGTCTACTTCTTGACCTGCATCACTAATAGCTGCTGATAATGTTTCAGCTGCATCAGCTTTTGATACTCTAGCTGTACCACCACCTGTGGATTTGCTAGCGCCTGTTGCAGGGGATTTCTTAACATATACGCCTGCTTTAGTAAGAATCATTCTTACTCCATTAGGGCTCTCACCTAACTCTTCAGCTATGTCTTTGACAATCTCCATACTTGTTTCTGGTGTTGCCTCAGCATCTGTATACATTTCAACGGCTTGTGCTTTGGATTCATCTGTCCATGCCATGCGTCTTCTCCTTTTATTTTTGAGAGATTCGGGCATGCCTGGGCACCACCCTGTCGCGTCTCTCATTTGGTTATAATATCTATCACTCATAAATATTATTATACAATAATATAAGAGCGATGTCAAGAACTATTTTTTGATACTTACCCAAAATGATTATGAATTGCATGAAGTTTATCTTCTGCATGCGCTATAATCTCTATTTGGGTTTCTATCGCTTGCACGAGTTCGGGGTGTTCCCCTATACCTATTGAGTTTCTCTCATAGGTTTTTATATTAGCGTGTGCTATAGCTATTTCTCCCTCTAGTTTTTTGCATAATGCTTCTAGTAAATAATTCATTATTTGTTTTTCCTCAAAGCATTAACATATGCTAGTACATATCTTTTTCTATATTCATCATTAAATACTACTTGCCATAGTAAAGGTGTGAGAAATACTAAAGAAAAAGAATATATACAAAAATGTAATACTTTATATCTTTGTGCCAATACGATTTGGTATGTATCAATTAGTCTGGCAATAATACTCCATGTTCTAAAGAGAAGCATAATCCATGTTGATATCCAAAACGCACCAACAAATGTTAGTACGTCCATTATTTTCTCCTTATTTATAGATGTCTATTCCGTATTCTTTTAAATGTCGTAAACTACCTAAGTCGTAAGCGAGTGAATGGCTCCAGTGCCCACCAATCTTTTGAAAGCCAAAATACTTTGTATCAAAATCTGTCAAAGTAATAACAAATATTTGATAGCAGTTAACTCCATACTTATCTATATAAGTTGTAGTCTTTGTATTGGGAGCTTTCTTCTTAATTATTGCTAGAGCATTGTCGCGGGCTGACCATACTCTTTCTCCTACTTCAAACTCCTCTGCTACACATTGTTCGGGCAGCATAGGTGTTCTCCAAGCGTATACTGATTTTTCGGATTTCGTAATTTTTTGTGGAACTCCGATATTATCAATTAAGTTGCGAATAAAGGTAGTAGACCTGAACATACCCTTTGCAATTTCTGAGACTGTTTGTCCATTTAGATATCTTTCTATTGCGTCTCTTTTCTCTAGGTCTGTGGCCTTTCTACCTCTGTTCTGAGCTTTACGAGTAGCTCTATACTCCATTATATCTTTGTGTTCAGCTATGATACTTCCTAATCTTGTTGTATTATAACTAATATTGAGCATCTCACAAGCAACTTTCTTTGTTATAGGCTCGCTGCCTTCTAACATTTCAATTACTCTATCGAGATTAGCTTCATCTAGTTTTTCGTGTTCTCGTTTTCTAGTCTGTCTCATCGCTACCTAATAATATAATAGCATAGTGAACTATCTTTAATAAATCTAATTCATTTCTGCCTTGTTTCTTTCCATAGCGCTTTGCATATTTTATAATATTTCCAATACAAAAACCTTCTCCATGTCCTGAATCTATAATAAATTCAGTAGATTGAATTTTGTCTGCACTATAATGTTGTTCATAAGTACTGTCAATGTAAGCCTGTAGCTTGATAAGCATTTTATCTTCATTGAATTTATACTTAGTTTTATTACTAAATATCCCCATCTGCTCTCACTTCTGAGCGAATGACTTCAAAGCCATTGGGGTATCTTTTTTCTAGTTTTCTGATGTTTTCGTCCATGACTTCATGTGGCGTAAACCCTAAAGCTATGCAGCCTTGTGTCCAATACCACAATACATCACCTAATTCTCTTTTCATATGGAATATTTCATCATCTGTAAACTGTGTGTCTGCTTGAAATATTTTTTTCTTTACTACTTCTGCAAACTCTCCACTTTCAGCCATCATTCCGATAACTGAAGTCATTAATCTTGCTACTTGCATTTCTTCGTATCTTTCGGAACCATCGCCCTTGTGACTAGTTGTTCCTGTTAGACGACCTAATCTGTCTTGTAATTTATCAGTATTTTTACTTGCTACTGATGTTGTCATGTCTACGAACTTTGCGTAGTCATTAAATTTTTGTTCTGTCAATTTCTTTCTCCACTATTTCTTCTATGTCTGTTAATTTGTACCACAGCCCTGAATACATAGACTGTCTGCCGTCTGCATATACTACTGTGTATCTTTTATACCCATAAGGTCTTTCTGAAAATATTCTAGCAAATGGATATATACCACTACCTATATCATATGTTCCTTCTAATAATCTCATCTTGTTATCCTGCTTTCATAATCAGCGTAATCTTCATTCCACCAATGTGGTTTTCCTCTTACTTTCCAACTGGCAAAGGTTGCTTTGTCTTTGTGGTAGAATTTTCTGTAGGCTTCGATTGCATCTTCTCCTTTAAGCGAGTCTGGCATAGCTTGTGCAAATGGTGTAAGTCCACGCCTTGGTATATTGATGTCGGGTAGTAATAATATGCAGTCACGCACCGATTTATGGGACTTTCCATATCTGACTCCGTATTCTTCGTCAAGGGCGAGTGCCAAACAGTATAGCCATTCATAATTGTCCAATGATTCGCGTACCCAAATACTGCAAGGGTGATTATGCATAGTAGGGAGATAAGGAAAATCCCTAGGCTCGTTTTGTTTTTGTTCTTTAACTGTGTTCCATTCATCTGATTCTAATTTTCTTGGTATGTCGCCTACATACTTGTTAATCCAATGTGCTGTGCAAAGCATCTGTGCTGATTCCAGTATCATTTTAATAACATGGCGATCAACATGTGCTTCAGCACACTTGTCTATATCTTTGTCAAGTATAAAAATATTCATAATATATATTATACAAAATTTTGAGAGCCGTGTCAAGTATTATTTTTTGCTTCTTCTATAAAGTTGGGTTCTTTGAAAAAGATTCCGAGAGTGAATCTGTACTGGGGTGCTATGTGTGATGATGGTCTAATGGAGTGTGGAGTACTTCCATCAAAAAGAATTGCTCTATTTGGTTTGTATATTACTGTTTGTTCTGCTTCACTCATTGTTTCATTGTAAAATATGGTTTCCCCATAATATTCATTTCTCCAATCAGGGTTTATATAATATACTAAAACTTTGCAGTCACCATGCGTATGTGGGAATTGTATTGAGGAAGGAAAAGAAAGATTAATTGTGGCACTATCAAATACCAAACCATCTAGCGCTTTCATTAAAGAAGTATTGCATAGACTGGGTATAAATTTTGTATTTGCCCATTCTTGTTTTGTTAGTGTATGATGTAAACAAGGGTACTGTCTTGTTTCAAAAGTTGAAACATCTCCCCAACCTATCTGATAATCTGTAGAAGCTGAGAACATATACAGTCCTTCTCTTGTATCTTCTACTAATACATTATCAAATACTTCAATCATTTATTTTGGAAAACTCGGTATAACCACCAATGTTTTCCCCATCTATAAAAATTTGTGGAAATGTTCTTGCTGTAGGTACTTTTTCAAGTAATTCGTGAAGTTCAAAGTCAACACCTAGTTTATATACTACATACTTATTAGATGATTCTTGAACCATTTGTTGTGCTTGTCTTACTGCCATGTCGCAGTAAGGACAGTTATCTTTACTATAAATTTCTATATTCAATTAAATGCCACTCCTATCATTAGCATAGAAACACCCATGAAACCAAGCACTAATATCTGAACTACAGACATTACTGCTATTTGAGTCATTGGGTGTACTTTTT